CTCTCAAGGTAGGTAAGCCATAGCTTTGCACCACTTGGGAATGTCCATTGGGACTTCTTTTCGCCCCATTTAGCACCCTTAAATATCTTTGGGTATAATTCCTGAGTTTTCCAAACAATTTCTCTTAACTCATCAGTGCTTCTACGAAGAATAAGGCCGTTAAAGTTAGGGTTTTCAAAGTACCGCATAGCGTCAGCTATAAGGGCATAAGTTTTTCCACCGCCTCCTGCGCCTCCATATAGTACTTCTCTTTCAGAAGATGCTAGGAACTCTGTCTGAGGTCCTGGGTTTGGAGAGAATATTACATCCCTCTTCTTCTTCTCACTTTCGATAACAGAGAAATCAAGATTTGCAGTACTAAGCTCTTCGTTAGGAGTTAAAGCTTCCAACTTTTTCTTGGCTAAGGTTAATAATCGTCTAGCATCAGTCTGTTTGCGTTTAGCTGCACTTAACTTTTTATCTTTAGCAGTCTTAGGTTTACGTTTCCTATTAGACTTTTCTAAGGCCTTTAAACGCTTAGAAGGATTATCACTATCCTTACCTCTACGAGTTTTCCAAATATGTATTAAGCCTTGGTGACTTATCTTGTCCCCAGTTTTCTCACCCAACCATTCAGCCGTCTTACGAGTAGAATGGCCTTCTTCAAGATAATCCATAGCCTCCTCTACTAAGGAAGCTTTCTTTTCGTCGGGGACTAATACTAAAGGATCATCCTCAGATGCCTTATACGCATATGGAATCTTTGCAGTCTTATTAGGTCGTGTTCTGTTTAACCAGATGCTCAATCTTCATTCTTCGGTGGCAGAATAAACATCGCACCGCCTGTATTCTTAACTTCAACCTGCTCTTTTTTAACTAAGCCGGTTCTATCCATAATCTGTGCAGCCGCAGCTATAGAGTTCCTAGCCCCCATAGCACCTGGATCATCTAAGACTTCAACCATACCCCATGCAGCTTTTGGTGCATTCATGGCAAGAATCCTAGAAGCTCTTTCATTTATCTCATCACCAAGGGATTGCAGCATTGAACTAATAGAAGTGGTGGCAGAGTATCCAGCTACATCCATAGCTTTACGAATACTGCCCTTAACTTCCTTCAACAGCAAAGCCTCTAAGAAGGCATTTTGCTTATCGGTATATACCTTCTCTTCTGGCATTACTTCTTAACCTTCTTCTTATATTTCTTCGCAGCTAACCCACCTTTAGCCATCTTACCGGCCTTAAGGTCTTTATAAGTTTTATCTGAGATTGTACTCTTACTCTTTGAGCGAGATGTACCAGCTTTCTTACGAGCATTCATATTCTTGACTAGGGACATATATTTACCACTTCTTGCATGACCAGTATCGGGCCGTTAGTTTACTTTTAGCCGTGTCGCATTTGTGTCTTGCACGGAATGATTTACGAGCTTTGGGATTATCTTTTCGAATTTCCATATTAGGGTCGCCAAAGGTAATATACTTAACGACATCACCTTCTACCGCTAAGACCTCAAACTTCTTAGGGCCTCCTCTTCGGGGCTTATTAACTTGGGTAAATCCATGCCGTTTCTTACCGGCAGCTATCTTTTCTGATTTAGTCTTTGCCATGTATCCCTATCTCTAATTATTCATCATCAAATTCATCATCAATCAAATCAGGGATAAATCTTTTAGGGTCATGTGGGACAGCTACGGAACAGTCTTCTGTAACGAAGTATCTTCCGTAGCCATCAAACTCTTTACTTAAAGGATTGTTTTCCAGCTCTGCTTCAGAGACTAGGCCTTCTTCTACCAGTAATTGACGGATGCGATCAAACTTAAGACGTTGACCTGTACGTTGCTCTATGGCTGCACGTATGTAATATAAATTAAAAGACAATTCTTCTTTACCCCTACATTGTAACATTTAGTTAATAGTTTAGTCAAGCGGTTTATTATGCGATAACTGCATTATTCGGTTGACGATTAGCTAATCTATTGGTATAATGAATTGTCGGTTGAGAGGGCTACTATATATAACTAGTAATATACTCCTAGTATAATACTCTAAGCAGTAGTACCGCCGATCTTATCTCCATACACTTTTCTATAGATTTCCATTCTTGTTAGACCTACGTCTTTCAATTCACGATCAGTCATGTTTATTAATTGCCAGTAGGCTACTCTTTTAGTCTGTATCTCAGATATCTTACGCACCATTGCGCCTTCTCCTGTAAATACGTGTACTAGTATTGCGAACATCTTTGTGAACATAATTAACTCCATTATAATATGTACCTACATTATACCAAGTAAGCACTTAAGGGAGTAGATAGTTAAACGGTATACCCGTTATGCTTTAGTAAGGTAAGCAATAGCCCTTTTCATCATATCAACATTATCTTCAAAGCCACCTAAGCTTCTATTACATTTATGACACAACCATCCTCTAAACTTATCACTGCTATGGCAGTGGTCTACTACCCAGGAACCAGCAGACTTACCTCCCGACCCTGCAACATCTTCAGATGACTTTAAGCATATAGGACAACAGTACTCATCATCAGGCATTCCGTAAGTGGAGCGTATATCCTTACGAATACGTGTCATATGATTAGTACAACTCTTGCATTCGGTTCTGAGATAACTACCCCCAGAATGAAAGCTATATGCTGCTAGTGGCTTATCTGTCCCACATTTAGAACATACCTTTGAGTCACCTTCTACAGGATCGTCTTTAGTCCAGCCAAATAGATTATTCTGAATCGTAGACTTGATCGAATAAGTCAGCAACATTCGTGTCACTATCTTCAATGCGCTGGGCTACATCCCTCAGCTTTGCAGCTTCTCTCTCAAGTTCATTGGCTATGGCATATAGCTCGCGGTATTCTGGCTCAGATGTATCCAACACAAAGTCAACGATCTCGTATAGTGTCTTAGAAATCATTACCTCATCATGATCACCCACAGTCAGAGTAGAATTAAGGTATAGCATCCCAGAGTCCGCTACTTCAAAATCATGATCTAGGTAAACAGGTAAGCCTTTGTCAAACAAAGTGGCATCTTGCCCAAGGTCTTCAATCATATGTAAACTTCCATATAAATACATTTATGATTGGTCATGCCTAATATAACAAATACCTTAACTAAATGCAAGTACTATCGCTTTACAAATACCAACATATAACATCCTACCCTATATATAGACACTTTACGCAAAAGGCTGCTAGGGGTCGGCCCCCAGGCCGTTTACGGTTGCAAATTACCCAAATTATGTCGGCGTTGTATACGGTAACGGAGGGGGTGGGGGTGGCAGTCGCCCCCGTAAAAAAATTAATTAAAATAAAAAATTATAAATAGCACGTAAATTTCTAAGTCATTGATTTTATTATATAAATACTAAAACTATTAATGTTATAGTCGTAGGTTAATAAGAATTAATACAATAAAAACAGGCAGTTAAAAGAATTTATATTATAAGTTTGTGGCACTTTTTAAGATAAAATAATATTGCCTGATAAAAATTTATAAAATTAATTGAATAGAAAAATATATGCATAGAACTTTAAGTAATTTGACGAAATAAATTACAAAGAGTGAAGCGTTCAATTGTATACGTTTAGAAGTCATTTTTTAGTTGCATATATATAGTATGGATTAACTAACCTACTAACTGTTGCATTAGTAGTCGCTTTAGATTAGAGTGAAGCCACGGGCATTATGCCTGATGATAACTTAAACAACGAAAAGGATGACCAATCCAATGAATACTTTAAACAACCTAAACCGAATGAAGCTAATTGTTTTAGAAATCTTAAAGCATAAAGATGATTTAAATATCGAACTATATGACGGCGTTAATCTTTCAGCTACTCGAAATAGCATTCTTATAATGGATGCTTTGGAAGCTTCTATAAATGCTGATGAGCTTGTAGTTTTTACAGTCAATAAAATGGATGATGGCCACCGCGATAAGATCGGACTTTTATTCATTGATATGAACAAGCCTAATTGCATTGTTGCTTTTGGAACTGGGGACGCAAAGACAGCTCGACAAAGACGGGTTAATAATTTTTCTAGAGCTTTGGTTAATTTAAAAGCAATTGATTTAGATCAAGAGCTTTTAAACTACGCTGACAGCCCGTCATCAATTTACTGCAATAAGATTAGTAAGGTGGTGGCATAATGTTAGCGATCTTAAAACGTAATCTTATAGAGCGTGAATTTTGGCTCTCACTGGCTGTAGTCGGTGGTCTTATGGTTAGCTTACCAATTGTTTTTCACTGCCTCTAGAATGCAACTATTAGCCGCCCCACTGGGGCGGTCTTTAGTTATATTTTATAACACCAACGATAAAAAGGATGACCAATCTTATGGCTAATAAAACTATAGTAGAAAATTTTCTAGATTACTGCGAAACGGTATTTGAACATAAAGCCGACTTACATTTATTGCAGGGCGTTTTAAGTCGCTATCTGCAAACTAATCTAGAATATTTTAATTTCTCAAAAGAGGATATTATTGAACTTGCTGAAATATGTAATGAGCAACACGGCCTCAATATCAAAACTAATAATTTTATAGATGTAAAACCAACTGACTTTTTAACTGAGCATAAAGTTTTCATGTTAAAATGGGATCATGAGGAGGCCACAAAGAAACCCACTAAACAAACCCAAAGCGTAGCTAAATTATTCTTTGGAGATTTGTTATGAGAATTTTAATTGGTTGCGAATGTTCTGGAACTGTCAGGGATGCATTTTTAAGACAAGGCCACGATGCATACAGTTGCGATATTAAACGTGATGAGAAGGGTTCTAATCGTCATTTTGTTGCTGATATATTAGACGCAATTGATCCTGCTAATGAGCATATTTTTGGCAAGTGGGACATGCTTGCAGTGATGCACCCACCTTGCACTAGGCTTTGTAATAGTGGTGTGAGATGGTTAAAAGTACCACCACCAAATAAAACTCTAGACGAAATGTGGAAAGAATTAGATGACGGGGCGGCCTTGTTTAATTCTTGTCTGAATGCTGACATTCCACACATCGCAATTGAAAACCCCGTTATGCATAAATATGCCAAAGAGCGTATCAACTTTGGGGATACTAAGCCCTTTTATGTACAACCTTGGCAGTTTGCTGAAAGTGATGACAGCCCTGATAATGAAAAGAAAAGAACGGGCTTTTGGACTAGGGGTTTAAAGCCGCTGATACCAACCGGCAAATTAGACGGCTCAACGGCTCGTAATAGCGTTCACTTTGCATCACCTTCCAAAGATCGAGCTACTGAGCGTAGCAGGTTCTTTAAAGGCATGGCCGACGCTATGGCCGAGCAATGGGGGCAAGTGGCTTAGAAGGTAACTATTAGCCGCCCCATTTGGGGGCGGTCTTTAGTTGTATTCTACAACGTAAACCAATGAGAGGATGACCAATCCAATGACAAAGAAACTTACAATTGAGCAAACAATTGCAAACATGATGACTGAAAACACCGGTTCTCATATGTTAGATAGTGGCGGTTCTAATGGCCGTAATTGGCAACGTAATCAGGGCAAAGATTTGGAGCATTTCAAAAGCTTACCAAGTGCCACTGCTGAAATATATTATAGTTTAAATTGTGATGATTACGAAATTCAACCCTGTATAAATATATTTCATTTACTTACTGGCGGGGCTTTAGAACTTGATGACCTATGTCATGAATTTAATTCAATAGAAGTGGGGGAATGGTCTGATGTTTATAATGGGGTTTGTTGGGGCGGCGTTGGGTTTCTCAATAAGCATGATTTTAATAATATGGATGACGGCTTTAATACCTATAACTGGGCTTCAATTCATAGTCAGGTTCTACAGGGTGAACTATTAGAACGTGATGATGAAACTTATCTATTACTGCAAATACATGGCGGTGCTGACGTTAGAGGGGGCTATACTGATGCCAAGCTATTTAAATTAGATGACCATGCTGAATTTTATAATGTAGTAACTGAGGACTGCGGCTTTAGTGTCGAATTAAAAGACAAAGACAGTGAAACCAAAGATATGTTTACTGGCCAAACACACGATAATTATATCAGTCTAAACTACCAAGGTGATGGCCAGTGGATTAATTCGGAAGGCGGTTGTGCTATTGATGATGATTTTAAAGCCCTTGCCTTGGCCTATGGGTGCAATGCTGACAATCCAAGCATCACAATAGAAGGTGATGCGTATTTAGACTTCTAAACAGTTAACAACTATTAGCCGCCCTCTTTGGGGGCGGTCTTTAGTTGCTTATTGAGTAACATAATTTTTAACAATGAAAAGGATGACCAATCCAATGAATAAATTAGTACAAATGAATTCCGAAAATATACGTGCTGAAGATCGTAAATTTTTAGATTATGCAATCAACCTCGCGCAGGAATTAGAAGTTGAAGGCAATTTAAACCTAGCAAGTGACGTTAAAAAGCTTGTTTGCATCTCGCGCTACTACTTGGCCAAAGATGCCATAACAGTTTTACGCGAGGTTGCGTGATGTATAGTTTTACGTGTGTCTTAAATATTGGTAAATTATACCCTGTACGGGAAGCTAACAGTAAACAGGAATTTATTGATAATCTTATTACTGAATACAATGAACAGTGTTTTGGGCTTTTAGATATAGGAGTGGAAGATATAACTGTAATATCTAGCGATGAGCCTACCCAGGATAGGGACAATAACGCGCCTTTAATTGATCGAACTAAAATTCCTGACCTCGATGCCGACGGCAAATTTATTTATAATGAAGGAGGTACTGCGTAATGTGGTTATGTGCAAAAACTATGTCAGCAGATAAATCTCATGATGAATATCAACTCATTGAAAAATGGGTTGATGTCCTTACATGGAGAAATGATGCTTACGCGAATGCCTCTTGTTGGGCTGTCACTAAGGTTATTGACGCTTCTGAGCCTCATTGGGTCAATGAAGATTATGCTGAATTAACTTATGAAAAGGCTGTTTGTATCGCTAGTGCAGATTACCTATGTGAAATCCTGCCTGATGATTGGAATTCTAAAGGTATAGCCTTTTTGAATAGTTTTATTGAATATAATATTTCGGAAACTTACGAGAATTGGCCAGTTGAAAGTATCTGGGAGAAAATAGAATTCGATGCAAACTCATTGATCAGTAAAAGATCAGATAAGGAGCGTGTATAATGACTGATGTTTATAATATTTCGCACAAGGACATGATTAAAAACAATGTCTCATTGCCTTGCTTCTGCCCAGAAACAAACAAACCTTTTTATCTTGATTGTACTAAGGATTTACAGATTTGGCACAATGGAAACATTCATGAAGACGCACAAAAAGATGGGCTAAATATAATAGTACAAGTTTATCAAAGAAGTGCAGAGCTATATCAAAAAACTTTGTATATGTCGCGCTCGGATTATGATGACTTCGAAGAGGATGCATTTGATCGAAATCATGTTACTGACGAAGATGTCGATCTTTTGAAAGGCAAAGATTATATAAGTAACCTTAAAGGCTCTGATGGTGGGTTTTTAACTAACAAAGAAGCTTTAGAAGTTTATCCACGCGATTTGATAGACGCGGTTCAAGAGGCAGTCATTTCTATGGCCTGTCTCATAGATGACCCCGATTACATAATTAAACTTAACAATGAGGATACTAAAAATATAGTATCTGATGCTGATCTCGATCATATCAATGAGCAACTATTGGTTATTGCAGACCGACTAAAGATTGGCCGAAATAATCTACCAAGGGAGATGGACTGATGGGAAATATAACTTTAGAGGAGCAAACAATGAGTAAAGCTGAACTGATTGCCGCGCTTGAAAAACACATAACTCACGGCGGTTGGGATATAACTAACATTGACGAAGGTATTTTAACTGTGAACTTTTACTATGACGAACCTGATAATGAAGAGGAGTTCGCATAATGGAAGCTATACAAATTGTTGAATGTTTGAAATGCAGCTATCATTATTTTGAGAAAGATAAACGTGTTGATACTTGCAGTAATTGTGGCAATGATAATCCACAAGAAACTATATTTTTAAGTCCTGAAGGTGAAATGTATTGGGACGTTCTAAAAGATTTAAATAATAAGGAGTTCGCGTGATGGGAAATTTATATTGGGTTATGTTAGAAGAAAGTGAACACTTGGAAGTACCTTTTCCTACTGAGTTGGTTTATGAGCAATCAATTGAATGGTACAATGAGCTGTCAAAAAAACAGGTTATTGAATACTGTAAAAAACATTACGTTTCTTTAAGCCAAGATGAAGATACTCTAAAATCTTTTTGGGCAACACTGGCAATGGCGGTTTATGCGTGGGTAGAAGTAGCCCCCGACCCCCGTATGCTTAACTTGATTGACCAAGCTCAATTAAAGATAAGCCAATGATTATGGATCATGGAACAAATGAAGGTATTTCCGCGTGGTTTGGTAATCGTGGGTATCCGGTAAGTGATGAAAGTAAATTAACTTACACGCTTGTAAACAGAAATGATAAATCATGGCTTTTTATCTTAGATGATTACCATGAATATGAGGGTGATAATGTAGTCGAGTTAATCTGTTTAACCTCCATGTTTTTTGAAGTTGAAACAAATTTTGATGCAACAGATTTTGATTGGTCAGAAACTAACTTGTTAAGTCTGTTGCCTTATGAAGACGCACCCTCGTTTGGATACGGCCTCTTGGCAATTGGTGGGGATTGTGGGGGTGCTATGGGAGATACCCACGACCTCATTATACTGAATGGAGAACACCTTGATGAGATTGAGGACTATTTACGCTACCAATTAGAATGGGGCTTTCTTTGTGCCAAGAATGATCAGGATGCCATGAACAAGTATTTTGAGGCAAATGCAGGTAAAGGTGGCAAACTGGTTAAACTTGGCGTATTTGGCCACAAATATCATATAAGAACAGACTGGAGTTTAGTAGAACTGCATGAAGATTTGCCATTAGATCATGATGTAGGGCAAAAGTTGAATGTAATAAAGCAAGGGGAGCATAAAGATGTCTGATAAATTTACTTTAGAATTTAGCATAGATGATTTTGGTTCAATATATCATACAAGCATGAGAAGTTTTTACTCTGAACAATCCGATAGGTTTGAATGGAATAATGCAGAACAATTTGGTAAAAAGTATAATGACCTAATAGATTTGCAATCTGAAAATATTACACCTGACCCCAAATTCCCACAAGCAAGTTATGACAAAGGTTGGTATATGTATTGGATAGGTACAAATGATTTAAATATGCTAGTTGCTGAGAAAATATTACTTGCGGCAGGTTATAAGGTTTATCGCCTATGGGATATGGTTGAAAACCCTGAGCCAGAATGGTGCTTGTTAACGGACTTTGCTAGTAAAAGTTGGGAGTGACTAACAGAACATATTCTTAATCCCATAATTATAATTTTAAACCCCATATATCATATCCTGGTTATGGGGTTTTCTTATAGAAAAATACAACAATTAGCTAGTACTCCTGTTCGCCTATAATTAAATGATAATTAATCATTGCTTTTACGCGAACCTTAACTTAGTATCGATTTAAGACTTTATCCAACGAAAGATTTTAACAACTTCCCAATCAAACTGAGCAATGGAGCTATACAAAAATGAAGATACAGCAGAATACAATAAACTTGATTAAAGAAGTTTTAAATGACGCAAGTTCAGACGCTCTAAGAAAAAATACTCCAGTATCTATTGTTTATGTAGATACACTACAAGAATTGATTGTAGTTGAGAGTAATATAGGTGGAGAAGAATATGGATGGCAACCAATTTTAGAGGTCAGTCCATAGCCTAATATATTAACCGATAACAATGTAATAATTAAGCCCTTTTAGAAGGGTTTTTTTACGCGCCCTACTAACTTTTTTTAATTGACCTTATTTACGCGCTAATGTATTAGTTAACTACTAACTAAATTACCAACGTAACAATTAACTAAAGGAGAGTTAGATGACCAATCAACTATCTAGGTGTTATTATGATTAAAGCACCGTATGTAAGGCCGCATGTTAAAGGTAACTCTATGGTCTATAGGGTACGCCCTACAAAAGCGGTACTACAAGCATTTCCTAAATTGCAGGATGAAACTTATGATAATGTAAAAGACGCGAATGAACGTGGATTTGAACTAAAGCGTAAGTTTGAGGAATGGAATGCTGACAGTACCGTATCTATAGAAGTGGATATCCGATCAGTAGAAGCATTGATAAAATACTATAAATCATCAATGACGTATACTAATCTAGGGGCAAAATCTCGTAAAAAGTATGGTGCGGAAGGTTTATCATCTTCTCAGCGTTCATACTCAGATCATTTACGCCATGTATCGCCTGTAATGATAGGGAAACTACCATTTTCAGATATGTTAGTGGATAACGTAGATTATGATTACGCGCAGAAGCTGTGGCAGTACATTGCAGATGCGGTTTCTACCCACAAAGCTAACCATACCTTCAAAGTTCTTAAAATAGTTTGGAACGAAGGCCTACGTGGGGGTCGAGTTAAAAGCAATCCCTTCTCCCTGGTTAAACTTCCTAAATTACCTGATCGCCAAGTCATGTGGTCAATCGACGAGATCAATGGCATGATTAAATACTGCGATGATCAAGGCTATCATTCAATGGGGACTATGATCTTAATGTGTTACGAGTTCTGCCAACGTCCGGTAGATATCCGCACGTTTAAGTGGTCTAATATAGATGGTAAAACCAATGTTTCTAACTTTAGACAGCGTAAAACTGGCAAGCAAATGTCTATTAAGGTCACTACATCTATTAATGACCGCTTACAGCTACATAAAAGGCGAAATACTGATGACTATAT